GCCCCGCTAGGTCTTGCCCCGTTGTTTAAAAGGCTGTTATTCCAGGTACTCGCTAGATTATCGTTGTCAATTCCTCTAGCTCCTGCTTCAATTGGAGAAAAGCCGTATAAATCATTTAAAGGATGGAATGTCTTTAGGTGCATTACCTTCTGAGGCTCAAAATAAACTTGTTGAGCGCCTACAGTATAAGTATAGCGACTAACTAACCCTAATACATTTCCAGGTGTAATTGTGATACGATCCGAACGTAAAGGCCATAATTCCGTCACCCTTCCGTCATTCGGTCCGTTCTTTTCAATGTAGATATTTCCACTTAATAAACCAAATGCAATTACAGCCTCCATAAACTCTTGTTTACTTTGCGTTTCATTTGGTCTATAAAGTAAATTCAATAAAGGATGATCCTCTATTTCTGTTAATTTCTTCCCTTGTTTGCTGTATAAATTCCATTCTACACCTGCGCCTGCTTGTGCAATTGCCATAACACAACGATAAACCCATACATTTTGTATAAAGCCTTCATTTGCTAAACTTTCATAATTTCTTGGTGTCCATACAGCTTGACCGCTGAAAAAACGAACAATCGCCCCCGCTGTTGCGCTTTCTTTCGTGTTTCGTGAAAGCCAATCTTTTAAACCCATTCCATCACCCACCTAATTATCAATAGTTATTTGTTGTAATTCGCTAAAGAAATACTTTGTAGCTGAGTAATAAACTTTTACCCTTACATATGCAAAACCTGGCTTTGTAAATATATCACCATCAAAAACAACGCTACATTGACCACTTACAGCATTTAAAATACTTGCAGGCTTTTCTATGAAAGCTCCATTATTAACGCTAATATAAGCCGTTACGGTTGCCCCTGTTAAATCTACAACGCCCTTATCGTCATTGACGGTAAAAGATAACTTATTCCCTATATCTCCCTTTGTTACTTGCATTATATCACCCCTATATTTTGAAGGTTGTTGACAAGTTCGAATTAATTTTAAACTCAGTTTCTATGTTTGGTTGAATCATAAAGTCTAATTCTAAATTTTGATTAACTGTAAACGTTGTTATTAATAATTGCTCATATTTAAAGAACGCATTATCTGTATGATCGGTTAAATTAATTGTATCCTGTAGTGTAACTTGGTAATTATTCACTTTGATTAATTGTCCTGTTACAGAATCAATTAAATTAACTGAATCAGTTAATGTTTTCTTAGATGTAACTTGTTTATTTAATGTGTCACTTAATGTAATTGAATCATTTAACGTTTTAACAACCGTTATTCGTTTGTTAATCGTATCACTAAGAATAATTGAATCATTTAACGTAACTTGGTAATGGTTAGCTCCACTAGAGAAATTACTACTCATAGAATCGGTTAATGCTATAGAATCGACTAATGATTTTAAAGCTGAGTATTGCCTGCTTAATGAATCGGTTAATGCGATTGTATCTGCTAACGTTTTATTAGCTGTTACTGTTTTGTTAGTGATTGAATCGGATAAATTAATTGAATCAGATAAATTGACTGTATACGAATTACCCGTTTTATTAAATATAAAAATTCCTCGTTCATCTAAATTACCAAATACCCTGCGCCCTCGTTCGTCTAACGTGTTGGTTGTAAATAGCCCTATTTCATTGATAGCCATTTTATCACCTCAAGACTTCACGATAAGTTATTGATGATGGGACGTAATTTTTTTGGTATTGCGGTCTAAGTGTTGCATGCACTTGGTGATACGTTGTAAGGTTTACATCTCCGCTATTCATCCGAAAAAACCCATGTGTCGTTTGACCTAACGCAGGAAAAGTATTAGTTGTACCTGTGAAAGAAATATTATACGCTGATGTGTTTGAGCTTGATGTAGGTAAAATATTCAACCCTGCCGTATTCGTCGCATTACCGTTTCCTGATGGTACACTAGGTGGTATAACCGTCATATAAGTAACATCTTTCATAATTGTATTTATCGGTGAATTAACTAGTTGTGTAGGATAAATGTATAATGCTTGATAGTCATAGTTACTATCTGAAACACTTGACCACAATTTGACCTCTAATAAATCACCTACTTGAATATCGTACCATCGCCAATGTGTTTCAGTATAAAAGTTATTAGCGGTAATACTAGCGGTTGAGCCTGTCGCAATGGAAACTCCATTTTTTAACGCCCTCCAACTAATAACGCCACTTGTTACACATTTCCCCGCCGTTATAATACCCGCAACCCACTTAACACTTATAGGTGTCGGTGTAATCGTTGTTAAATCAGAATTTTGGACCGTATAACCAACTTGTGCGCTTGCAGGCTCTGTAGTTGGTAAAGTTGTAGGTGTTCCTAGTAATAAATCTCTTGGTGTCGGATATGAAAAATTGATTGTTTTTAACGGTCCAACCGCACTTTTCCCACTATCACCCATTAACAATGACATATTCGGACACCTCCCCAAACTCCGATAAATCTGTATTTTCATTACCTTCTAAAACTGTTATTTTTAATGTATCGCTTGAAAAATCATATTCCCAATACTCATAAACAATTTTTTTTTGGAGTAACTTTACAAATTGATCCGTTGCCCCTGTCTGATTCATATCAATTCCCAATACTTTTAAATGAGTATCACAATTAGTTAATATAATTGTAATCATTTCGTTTGTACTCCATCAAAACCAATTGTATTATTCCCTGCATAGTTGTTTAAAACTTGTAAATATTGTTCATTGGTTACATGATAATATCTATTTGTCATAGCACCTTGTGAAGTATCACTATCAAAAGTGAGTGTTACACTTCCTGTCGCCTTAAAAACCCTTACGATTACAGGTTGTGTATAATAAACATTGTGTATTGTCCATTCTTCACCCGCTGGTGGTCTAATTGTCAAAATGCCACCGTTTGCGATAACTTGTAAATCTTGTTTAACATCACCTTGAGCCATTTTTTTAATCCCCCTTTATTGGTCGTAATGGATCTTGTTTCAATCCATTCCCTATTTTATCGCCCTTAGTTAATAGTAATTTGCCATGTTATTTGCAAGCTATCTGCTGATTGCGCTAAAGTATAAGGCGCTCCTAACAATTGATGAGCAACTAATGTCCCTGTTGTACTTGCGTTAAATAGTCCTGCCTCTTGGAATGTTATTGAAGCTGTTATATTTTGTAAAGTCGCTACATATTGAATAACATTTGCTGACGGGTTTGATCGTGTTACTGTTGGTCTTGCGTACCCGCTCCCGCTCGCCTCTGCTCCTAGTGTTGTATCACTTGCGTTGACAGCCGTTGCTGATGTGCCGTAACCAATATGAGTAACCCAACTTGTCCCTGCGCTTGCGCTGTTTAATAAACTCGCTAATGCGTTTTTACCTGCTGTTGTAATAACGTTATCCATCCAACCGCTATCTTTTACTAACTCGTCATTTCTAAATTGTTTTACTCGTAATCTACCTGTAATTTTCATAGAATCGACTACCATTGACATAATAAAAACATCCCCTTTTATATGAATTTATAAAACTCTTACCCTCACTTTTGGGCCGTCTATCATTTCAAATAAACCTGTTAACGCATCGGGTGCATCGTCATTTTTGTTTTTACCTTCTTTTTGGTAATTCATCAATGCGTTATAGAATAACGGCCACTTTGTAGCCCAATTAACAGGAAAATAAATGTTTTTCTGTACGTTATTAGAGTTTGCTAATATCCTAGCTTGTTTGTTTTTCGATTGGTGAAACCATTCGATAGTAGTTGATCTGCTTTTGTGATTTTCCCATAATAAACGATCTACATTTCTTGCGAACGCTCGGCCTCCGTTATTACTTTCGATATAAGCAATTTGTACCTCATTATCGAATAATAATTTCGCTGTTTGTGGCTCTGTTGTTTCCATAGCTTCTTTGGTGTAAAGAACATCTAATACATAAGCTTGTCCTTTGTAAATACCTGCAACTATACTCGCTAAGAAATCATTTCCTGTATCCGCTGTATCTGTATAATCAATAATTCCCTCTATGAGTAAGTTTCCTTCCTCGTCATGCGGTAAATTATCATAGGTTTTAAACCCTTGGTACAATCGCCCTTTTACATCTACGGGCTTTTGATGATAGTTAGCTTCAAAAATACTCGGCTCAACATTCCTTTTTAATTGTTTATAACGTTCTTCGCCAAGTAATGCAGGACATAAATATTGATCTTCTTTTTCGTAATAAGCCTCAAGTAAGAATATAAACCATTCCTTACTCTCAGTTTCATTTGAAAGAATACGCCCGCAAACATCTCCTTTGGCCCATCTAGTCATATTTACAATCTCAATTGAATCTTGTTCTGCCCTCGACATAAAAGTACCTGTATACCAGGTCCAAATAGTTTCTAAGCGGTTTTCGTTAAATGCCTCGCTTGCATCTTTTACAGGATCGTCCGTTATTTGGATATTACAACCCTTTCCTGTTACTGATCCCCCTACGCCTGCGCCTTTGTAATTAAAGAAATTACCTTCTAAGGCCCATTCTTTGTATGAGGCGTTACCTTCTTTCAATTTTGTACCTGGGAAAACATCCTCAAAAACAATATCATGCGGGAAAGCTCTTGGTTGTTCTACTCCATCCCTAGTATAACGGCTAAATGTTTGCGCCATATCGTCATTGTAAGAGGCTGTAATGATTTTATTTGTAATATCCTTACCTAGTACCCATTTACAAAAATTAACCAATGTACGGCTTTTTCCTAGCCTTGGCGGTAGATTTTGCATTAACTTTCTATACACAAAATCATCTTGTAACCGATCTATTAATTCAGTAAATGAATTACTTTCTACAAACCAACTAGGGCAAATATCATAAGAGGCTTGAATAAATTTTTCTTTAGTTAATCGCCTTTCATAAAGAGCTTGCAATACCCAACAATTTAATTTTAAATGCCAATTATCATGGCTATAAAATTTATCATCGTCAATTGTTCTGCAAAACTCCCATAATTCATGGCGTGATAACCTTATACGCTTTTCTCTTAATAAAGTTAAACGTTTTTCTTTATCTACCCTACTTACCACCATTTTCTAACGCCTCTAATCGTTCTAATTCCTTTTCTAAATCTTCATCTGACATATAAGAGATATCTAAACCGACATTTCCGCTATGTTCAATTTGTTGTTTATCTCGCCATTCGTTCGGCTTACGATTTTTAAGCCAAAAAATTTGGGCTGTGCTGTTTCCAGGAATAAACTTCTTTTTACGTTCAACTGTAACCATTTCCATTTTAACTGATCCGTCCTCATTATATTGGACTTCACCCTTAATAACTACAGGCCTTAATTCTTGGGTTTCTTCCCATACTTCCTGGCCCATTGCGTTAGTGTATAACGCATTTTCAACCCTACGATCTGTTATTTCTCGCCCTTTTTCAATCGCCTCTTTAAACTCGGGATAACGTTTCATGTAGTCATAAATCGTTTTTCGATTGACACCAATATTTATTGCTATTTGGTCAATTGTTGCTCCATCTCTTGCCCAACCTTCGACAATAGGTAATTTTTTATCAATTTCTTTAGCAAAATATTGGTTTCTTGGGCCTCCGCCACCGTTAGAGCCTTTAGGATTGCCCTTCCCGCCTTTGTTGCCTTTGGCCATAATATCAACTCCTTTCGCATATTAAAAAAGGGCTATGCGCTCACTATTCGCATAACCCCTTTCTTGGATATTTGAAGGAAACCCGCTCGAAAGTTACCTTCTCGCTCTTTGGTGAGCTACTCCCCACTAACTCAGAATATACAGCGCTATATATCCTGTTTTCTACCCGCTTAATGGTGCGGTGTATTTTATAGGACAAAAATACTTCTTAAAACAAAAAGATGAAGAACTTACTATGAAAATATGATGTGTACCAACTCCAAAGAATCTCCCAAAACTTTGAAGAAATCGAGATAGCTTAATTGAATTATAACAAGTCTATGTATAAGTAACTATACAAACTTAATTCGCTTTTTCTTCACTATTCGGCGGTTTGTTTCGTCTAATCATTTTAAAGCGTTTGACTACTTCAATTTGCTCTTGCTCGGTTAAATCATAAAACGTTTTAGGAAACCTTGAATTAGCATAAAAACGCTCGTTATAAGATAAACTCCTAACCATTCGTTTAATTAATTCCTCTCGCAAGTGTAAGCCCCCTTAAATAATATTTAAAGCGTTTGCCATCTTGTTTAAAGCCTGTTCCTTTAACTTATAATACCATGTATTTTTAATTCCTAACTCCTGGTAAACTTCATAGTCGATTGGGTTTCTAGGATCGAAATATTTTAACTCAATCAATTCTCTTTCTTTATGCGTTAAAGCTGATAAACCCCGTTTAATTTTATTCGTTTTGTTAATCTTAAACTTTATGATCCTCTCAAACTCAAACAATTCTTGATCTGTTTCAAATTGGTTTAATGGTCCATTCTCAATCCCTGCTAATAACGATTTATAATTATATAATTCTCTTTCTACCTCTGCCCGCTTTTCGTCCTTTGGTTTTCTTCCTGCCATTCCTTCACCCCGTCTATTTTCCCTTGTTCATAGCCTAAATTGTAAGCAAATGTAAAAGCCTCATTCCATGTGTTAGCGTGTTCTATGCGCTTTTGTTCCCTTTGGCGTTTATTTAACTTTCTTTTAGGCTTGTCCATGAACTAACCTCCGTTAATTTTTTTCGTGTAGTTTAAAGCCGTTACGATCCTTTTTAACTAACGTTAATTTAACCCCAGGATATTTAAACCAAAACATTTTTCGCTTTAACTCAAATTCCTTTGTTAATTTTGGTTGCCCTTTTACATCAATTATTTCCTCGCTATCGTCTGTGTGTAAAATGGCAAAATCAGCTTTATATGTTATCGGTTGTATCTTTACCCCGTCTTTTACAAAACCCTCTTGTAACACGAATTTAGGTTGTAATTGAAAGTCTAATATTTTACCTGTAGCTTTTAAGTGTTTTAGTAATGAATAATATTCTGATTCTGCCAAACTATCAAATTTAATTGAATCGACAATAACTTTTTTATTTTTATATTTTGATTGCTTTTTAGATGATCCACAGTCCTTACAACCTGTATCAAAGCAAATAGGACATTTAACTCTCATTCTCCAACTTCTCCCTCAACGCAATTTTAAAACAGCGTTCACAATGGTATTTTTGGCCCTTACCTAGCTTTTTACGGCACTCAATACACTTTGACACCTTTATTCTCTTTTCCATCTTCCACAACTCCCTTATCGAATATTGATAATTGTTCTAGCTGTGTTTTACAATGATGGCAAATATATTTATTTTCTTCCTGCTCTTTCATACCTTTGGAACAAACAGGGCAATTAAACCCTGTTTGATGATCCAAAGCCTGCTGTACGTTCTTCATGTAAAACCTCGTCATTATCCGTAACAAGATACTTAGTAAATACACCTTGCGCTACTCGTTCCCCTGCTTCAATAACAACTTTCTTTCTGCTCATATTAACTAGCGGTATTCCTATGTTACCGTCATTTGTTGGGTTGCTGTAATACGAACTATCAATAACCCCTGTACCATTCTTTAAATTAATTCCGAATTTAACCCCTAAACTTGAGCGGATATAAATTAATAACACTTCGTTGTCTTGCATATAGGCTTTTACATCCGTAAATACTAACTTACTTTCACCAGGCTCTAATACAACTTGTTCTTTAACTTGGAAATCATAACCGCATGATCCTTTATCCGCTCGTTTAGGTAAAATTGTTTCACTATCATATTTTTTATGTTCTTTTGCCACTTCTTCAAAAAATCTTGTTCTATAATCCAATCTAGAAACCCCCTTTTTATTATTGTATTCCCAAAAATAGCCCGCCGAATGTTTATGAATACCCCTACAAGCTCTAATTATCCCACTTGTTGAAACGCCGATTTCTTTAGAAGCTTCATTAACGCTTTCGAATATTTTTATAACTTCTAATGTTTTTCTATCAATCATTAAAACACTTTTACACCTTTTCTTTCTAAGGTTGTTTTTGAATGCGTGTTTTATATTTTCGCTAGGTGTAACGATTTCCAAGTTTTCTACACAATTGTTTTCTTTGTTGCCATCTATATGATTAACTTCCATTTTGTTAGGTATATCTCCGATAAAATGACTTGCTACTAATCTGTGTAAAGAAACATATTTAGCGAAATTATTTAACGATAATTTAACTCTTAGATAACCGCCTCTGTCTTTATTTTTATTTAATAGTCTGACTTTATTGTTTTTAAGCGTTCTTGCATTTCCTTTATTACTAATTTCATAATGTCCTTCATACCCTTTTATTTCTTTCCATATCTCCAACATTAATCACCTCATTCGTATCAATATTTAATGTAACGCCACATTTTTTGCATATTCTGTGCAAGTTATGGTTATTTATTAACAATTTAAAAGTTGTATTTTCGCAAAAACCGCAATACCCTGGGCGCTCATTTAATGGCCTCTCCCACTCGACAACCTCACTAGAACAAGAAGGGCATAAAAGCCGTTTACCCTTCTTATTTGGCTTATCAGTAATGTTTGAACACTTAGTACATTGGAAACCCCTATTCATTTCTTTTCCCTCAATCCGTACCGTTTAACTCTCCTAGAAATAGAACTCTGATCCACCTTTAACAAATTCGCTATTTCAACGTTTTTCAAACCTGCATTAATTAACTCTTTTAAAGTTTCTAAACTAATAGGTTTCTTTGGTACAATCCCCCTAGCTTTGTTATACCGTTTCAAATGTGCATATACTGTTGTTTCGCTTACTTTCAACTTTTCCATAATCTCTTTAACAGGTGTTTTTTTATCAAACTCAGCAACGAATTTTTTATGATTAACAAAGTTATTTTTCTTTATTGGTCCTGGCGTTGTTTCAAGCTCTTTTCTCAATTCTGCAAGGTTGCCCATAATAGGGCAAACCTCACATTGTTTATCTTTGCAAACTGAACATTTTAAAAGTAAATTACCAATTTTCAGCCTTATTTGTTTCTTTCGTTCTTTCTCTGTCATTGGATCACATACCCCACATAGCCACAAAACACATAGCCAATAATGCGCCCGCAAATAAAATTACTCGTTTCTTTAACTCTTTATTTTCGATGGTTAAATCTTGAATTGTATTATGATCCTCGTTAATTGTTTTTCTTAATATTTCTTTATGAGTTTCTAGTGATTTTTTAACTTTCTCAATTTCATTCTCCAACTGAGTATTAGCCTTTTTAACCTTCCATAACTCGGCTTTTTGTTCGATATTCGCATTTCTTAACGCTGTATTACCTTCAACAAACATTTCCAAATTCATTTTATAAGTTAAATTTCTCCCTCTTAACTCGATAATTTCCTTTTGTAATCTCTTTACCTCATGTTTAGCTTGTACGCCCGCCTTAAATTGTCTTTTCATTTGATTATTCCCCTTTATTATTTTTTAGTTTAATTCTAATTCGTGATCCTTTGTAAAATTGTTAAATTCTACATTCAAATCAATATACTTTTTACGCCAATATAACGCATCTGTATTAGCTTTCTGCAACGCCTTTTCTAATTCCTTCACCTTTTCACCAATCGCCGTTAAATAATGCGCCTGGTCAATGTTCTCCTGCATAGCGTGTTCAATTAATTGTGCGCCTGTCCAACTTGCAGGGTTAAGAGGCTCGTTATATTTCTCAGCCCCTTTAATGATCTGC